CAATCTCTTAGGAATGCACTTGCGTTCGCTGCAAGGTGCGAGAGACCCGTTGTTTGCACACAGATCGCAAAGGTGATCAGTGACATTGAAAGCATTAGTTCAATTGATAATATTATGGACACATTAGAGGAGCATACGAATGGCAAATAAGAAATGGTATGTGCGTGAGGTAAATTCTTCAAGGTATGTGAGCGAGCCTTATATTTACTGGATGGAAGGTGGAGAGTCTATTAGCACCTGGACGGCGGAGCTTTCCAGAGCGAAAGCCTGGCAGACTAAGAAGGAGGCTACCGCGTTTGTCTCAGAGGTATTACATAGAGGGGAAGTGTATGGCGAATGAGGAATATTTTGACTTTGAGGAGGTACTAGAGCGCATAAATAATCTGGAGATTGTAGTAGCAAAACTCATTAATCCAGAGTTGACATATAAGAGACCTGGAACAGAAGAATATGAGAAACTGACTGACACTCTAGACTATTTGCACACCAAGGTATCTGAACTAGAGAACAAATGAGCAACACATACATTTACAGTAAATATAACGAGGGTCCAGGATCAGAGGAAACCTATAACGGCAGATCTGCAGTAGAGACTCCTATTATTCCTGATGTTAATCTATACAATAGTTTTAACTTTGAATTAAAGGCAAATTCAAACGGCACTCGTACTCCTACGACTCAAGAGGACGGTGCAGGAGGTTATAGTAGAAGTAGTAATTATAGAACCTCAAACGTTAGAACTGGTACAAGCACTAGTGCTCCGAATGGTGGTAATTCTTATTTTGGTGTTCATGTTGCACGGGTGCCGACAAGAGTATATTGGGTAGATGATCAAGGACCTCAAAATAATGCAATTGCACAGAGTGAACTTGGTGATTGGTTTACCCGTGATGTATTAGCGAAAGCAGATGGTAGAGGTGGTGGTGTAGAGTTTATTGAAAATGCTGCACCGAGTGGTACATTCCAATTTGTATTCAATACTAGTGCAGATGGTGGAGGACAGGAACGTCAGTCAAGTCATACGTTCACGGTAAATCATTGGAACACTCTTTCTGTTAAGGGTTCATATAATGCTGCTGTATTCTGTCGCAATGAGTTCGGTTATACGAATGATTATGAAGGCGGCACTTATGAGGCTAAGAGTCTATATGAGTTACCTGAGAAGTTTGATAATTTATATAAATTTATTCCTGACCAACGAGAGTTTACAACGCTTACATTTAAAATTAAAGTAGATTGGGTACTTGCTGTGAATTATGGTGTATATGCAGGTATTAGTCAATCGCAGGCAAATTCACTTTTGTCGGACATGGGATATAGTAGTTCTACCGCCACTGGAACTGATATTCATACAGTTACTCATGTGGTAAATAACAGTAATAACGATTATAATAAAATTCTGAATGATTTGATTAATGACAGGCAGAGAACACCAGAAGAACAGCGAGAACGTTATAATCAAACATTCCCAGAAACTGCTAAGAACATGAAAGTCACTACTCCCTCAAAGGTACAATAATGAGAGCAGCAAGTACAATCGGTCATGCATATCTAAATCGTTGTAACACTCCTGTGCAAGCAACGGGATCTCCCAATGTCTTTATTAACGCAAAGGCAGCAAGTAAGATTGGTGATACGACAGCACCATACTTAGAGATCGTTCCTTGCCCTAAGTGCTGTAAGACACATGTTGCACCTGTCATCACTGGATCTCCTAAGTGCTTTACAAATGTAATTGCTTCTGAACGTCTGGGTGATCTAGCATTAGGTATCACAGGTAAATTTCCAATCATTGTAGGATCTCCTAATGTGTTTATGGCATGAGAAAACACCACCACGAACCATACAGTGAACAGAAAAGATTAATTCCAAAGGATCGTCGTGTTCCCTTGGGATCAATTCATCCTGTCGAGTATTTTGATGTAAGTAATCAAGATATTGCCATGGCAGAATCTGCCACTGGTGGTTCTGGTGCAGATGTTAGCAATCCCGATAATCCACCTTCAGGAACAGGAGGTGGAACTGGAGGTATTGAAGATCTTATACAAGCAATTAATACTGTTCTTATATCTCCGTCAGATCTTGATGTAGTTGAGAGTGCTCAAAAGTCGTTCGTGTTGACTGCCACCGTTGCCACAAATAAACTTAATGAATCCCTACTGACGTTTCAGTGGCAGAAAAAATTGCCTGGTGGATCATTCACTGATATTGCTGGTGAGACTGGCACTACTTTTACAGTACCTTCTGGGGTAACTGTGACAGCAGATAATAATACAGAATATCGCTGTCAAGTTTCTCATGTAGATGCAGTCACATCTCCAATCACTTCAAACAATGCAACATTAAGCATTACTAGAGAGATAGAGATTACAACTCAACCTACGTTAGGAATTGTTATTCCACAGGGAACTACAAAAACTTTTGATGCAGTTGCCACAATTACCAGTGACACATTTGATTTTAAATGGCAAGTCAGGTTATCGGGAACAACTACGTTCGCTGATATTGCTGGTGCTAGTGGAACAGGACAGGCTAGTGGAACTACGGTAGAATATACAACATCAGCTCAAGATACTGCTAACAATGGTGATGAATACAGAGTTATTTTTAGTAATTCTGATGCAGTTGATGTAATTAGTAATTCAGTTATCATGGCAGTTAGTGGTGCTGACTTTAGAATTCAACCAGCAATTAATAATATTGAGTATTGGAGTTTTGAAGAACATGGTGCTTTAGTATTTGATCCATCTAATGCCGTTGATTATAGTATTACATCATTAGAAAATGATCGTAATAAGATTAGTGCTCACCTTTGGGGTCAAGGAACATGTGGATCAAAGGGTGGATATACTGATGTAGATATTCCTATTTCTGGTGCCGACATTTATAAAATTAAGATGAATGCAGGTGGTGGTTCTGCAGGAACATCAGACTCTGGGCGCTATGCAGAGGCAGGAGGAGGGTATGCAGGTATCTTTGATACTTCGGTATCTCATGCTAATGCTCTCGCTATTGCAGGCGGTGCTGGAGGCGCTAGTTTAAACACTTCATCTACTTGTGGTGGTGCTCAACAAACAGTATCATATTCTTATTATTATCAATCGCCATATCAGACTACTTGTTATCAAACAGTTGATAATAGTGTCCGTAAAAGTGGTGGATTTTCTCATTCATATGATAATGCAACCAGAAGTAATAATTATCTTAACTGGTATGGTAATACCAGTGTGATATACAATATTCAACCACCTGCAAGATATTATATTATTGGATTCGATAGTACCATGCCTAGTGGTCAATATACCTTGCAAGTAAGTACTAGTAGTTGTACTGCTGCTGGTGGTGCTTGTCCTGGATTTTATCTTGATACGTTTCAACTAACTAAAACTTCGCAATGGATGGTTCTTGCATTCCGCAGGAATGATAATGGATATTCAAGTTATGTTGCTAGTTGTTCCTGGACTATTGAATACCAGGATATTCAAACAATTTCATATCCTTGTACAAAATATACTACAGTTCAAGGTAGTTTTAGTCATAATGGAGGTGCAAAAGTTATTGGTGGTGCTGGTGGTGGTACAGTGGCATCCGATGGATCCAATAGTACATTATCAACAATTTCTGCTAAAGGAGGGTATGGTGCCACTCAATCATTAGGTGGTGCTGGCGGTGCTACATCATCTGGAGGCAGCACTAATGGTAGTGCGGGATCTGCACTATCTGGTGGATCTGGAGGATCTAATTCTGGATCATACTCTGCCGCTGGAGGCGGTGGCGGCGGTGGTGGATATTATGGCGGCGGTGGAGGTGCTGGCGGTCATGATGGATATGATGGCAGTAGCAATAACCCTGGCAAAGGACCACAGGCTGGTGGAGGCGGAGCAGGAGGATCTGGTTTTGTTCATTCCACTGCAGTTGGAACTACTGGTGCATTTGGAGGATCTACTCATCCCAATCGTGGTGATGCTGGTGAAGAGCAACAAAATTCTAGAATTGTAATCGAACCAGCATACATTGATTTAATTACTCAACCAAGATCTGTTGTATTGCAGTCAGGAACAGCAACTTTTAATGTTAAGGCAGCAATCGTTGGCGTTTCTGGGCAGACAATTTCATATCAATGGCAAAAGCGAGGATCTGGAGAAACTACGTTCTCCGATATTACTGGTGCTACAAGTGAAAGTTATACCACACCAACAGTATCAAGTTCTAATAATAGTGATACTTATCGCTGTAAACTTGTTAATGAATTTTGTGCCAGTAAAATTACAGAAGAAGTTGTGACATTAGTTACAGCTGCTGGATCACAAGTATATAATATTACACAGACTGGCGAAACTAGCGTTACAGTTCCCACCAGTGCAACTGGATTTACTTATTGGTTGTGGGGCGCTGGCGGGCAAGGTGTCGGTGAATGTCCTACAGGAAGTTTTAGCGGTGGTGGTGGAGGATATGCGACGGGAACAGTCACTATACCTAGCACTACATCAGGTTCTTCATATACCAATGTGGTAGTAAAAACGGGTCAGGGTGGTTTAGTTGAAAAACCATCTTGTACTAATACTCAAAATGGTTGGTATACTAGAACTGGGGGACCAGAAACCGTTGGTATCAATGGTGTAAGACAATTACAAATTTTGTGGCAAGGAACTCTGGTATATGATGGAACATATGCACCAAATGAAGATGGTTATATAATTGTTGGAACCTACGCTTATACCTGGGGAACTTACAGATCCAATAGTGCTTATGGATGGAAAACTGATAATTCCTGTGGAACTGGTTCCAGTGGTCAAGGAGACTATTGTAATGGTTTTGATGTAAAGAGATATGATTATTCACCAGCGACAAGAACTATATCAGTATTTGTAGGTTCTACTGGAGAGGGATCTCCAACAGGTCAGGCAGGATATGGTGCTGGTCGTGGCGGTCAAAGATCTGAAATTACTTTTAATGGTCTTTCAGCTATCGTAGGTGGCGGTGGTGGTGCTGGTCAGAATGGACAAGGTGGCGGCGGTGGAGGTACTGGAGGTGGCGGTGCTGGAACAGGTCCAAACACTGGTCAAGTTAGTGGTACTTCTGGAAGATTTGGAGGCGGCGCTGGCGGCGGTTCTGGCATAAACCAAGGTAACCGTGGCGGTGGAGGTGGATCAGGAGTTTCGGGCGGCGCTGGTGCTGGCGGAGATGGTAATGGTAACTGTACTGGCGGTGGTGGAGCAGGAGGATCAGGTTCTATCTCTCTAGCATATACCAGTGCTAGTGTAGGTAATACAGGAACTGCAGGTGGTGCAGCGCCCGTTCCTGCTTCATTACCTCCAGAGCACGTTAGTGGTCATGGTGGAGCTAGTCAAAATGGTCTAGCAGTCATTTCAATGACCGTTCCTGGGTCATTAGAAATTATTGGCACTGTTAGTGGAACATCAGTAGATATTACTAGTCTTTCTAGTACAACTACATTGTCAGAACCTGCATTCTTAACTCCATCTGCAAAGGATTATATTGTCACTATAAGACTTCGTGGTGGAACACCCCCAGGTAATGGTGGACAAGGATCTTATGTTCAGGGAACATTTACTGCAAAAGCTGGACAACCATATTTACTTCATTATGACACTAGATATGCAGCAGTCTTCCATGGAACATCTGCGATAGGTAATAACTGTATTATGCTTGCAGCAGAAGGTGGATATCAAGGTAATCCTAGAAGCGAATCAGGGGCTGGCGGTCTACCCAGACCATCAGAACCTGCAGGCGGTAAAGCTGGATTACCTAATGGTTCTATTGGTTCAAATTTAAATACTTCTTATGGGGGCACTGGTGGTTCTGTAAGCGGTTATAAGAGTGGTTCTGGTGGAACAGGTGGAAATGCTGGCGGGGATCTATCTGCTAGTAGAGGAGGTGATGGTGCATTCTTCTCATCTGGAGGAGGAGGCGGAGGTATTGATGGAGACGGTGGTGCTGGTGGATTCGGTTACTACGGCGGCGGTGGCGGCGGTGGTGGATGGGATAATGATGTTAACGAGGGTGGTTACTTCGGCGGTGGTGGTGGCGGAGGTGCATCTTACATTGGTGGTCTTCCAAGTCCTTCCCAGAATTCAAGCAGTCCTGCTGAAGTAATTGTTTCTAATCCTTCTAATGGAAATGAATCAGGAGGAACACAAATCCAAATCATTAGTGTTGCAGAAGCATAATTGATGTGATATAATATCAAGGTACATTTGAGGAATTCATGGCAAAACGCCCTTCACTTACTGGTGGCAACGCTAACATTGAGTCAAAGCCCAAAAAAACGCGCCAGGGAGATGGTCAGCATACTAAATACAGTGCAAGCTCCCGTAACGGAGCCCGTAAACGTTATCGCGGACAAGGAAGATGAGCGAAGAAACTCCAGCACCAAAGACCTATGGTTACGTCGTAGGACGTAGACCTGCTGATCAAGAGCATCCAGACAAGAAAAAAGAAGAATGATTGAGATTGAAGAGCATATTAAGGATTGGATTGCTAAAATTTCCGAAGTCCGACCAGAATTAGGAAATTTTTCTATCTGTCCTTACTCTTCAACTGCTTCATATAAGGTTGTGGAAGCACCGATTGACGATATCATGCCTATTAAAGGGTGTGATGTCGTCATTTTTGTCGTTGAAGATTATCTGGATGCTGACGCTATCCAAATGTGGTGTGAAATTTACAACACAATCTACCCAGAATTCATATTTTTGGAAGATTGTGCCAATTATCATACTTTTCTTAATGGAATTCAGACAAATAATGGTAAGTACAACTTAATGTTGTGTCAATCAAAAGCAAAATTGCGTCAACATCGCGAAATTTTGGCAAAATCTGGATATTATGCACATTGGAATGATGCAATGATGCAAGAAATTCTTGGAAATGATTACGAAATTGTAAAAACTACACAAAAAACCGATGGGAAACTCACCGACTGACAAAAGTAAAGACTTTATTAAGTCTGGGATGACTCTAATCACTCAAATTGACTCTGACAGACTGCTGAAAAAATCTCAAAAAAAGAAAGATGACAAAAATCGTGATAAATAATTGAAAAATCTACTATCAAATGGCGTTGAAACCATCAAGATCCTATAGGGACTTGAGTTATACATTCAAAATCAACCCGTTAAGAAAAGATCTCAACATTCTCAAGGATGAGAATGCAATTAAGAGATCTCTTCTTAACTTATTTTCCTATAGGAAGGGCGAGAAATTTTTTAACTCGTCGTTTGGTAGTGGAATTCCTGATTTATTGTTTGAACCTTTTGATTTTGCCACCGCTGGTTTACTTAAAAATGAAGTATCACTGTTAATTTCTAAATATGAACCTAGAGTTAACTTACTAGAAGTCATAGTAGATTTGAATGAAGCGGAATATACTTATGATGTGCAAATTGTTTATACTATTCCAGATACTTCGCCCCAATTATTCAGAACTACATTATCGTTAACTTCTTCATCAAAGATATAATCAATGGCATTCGCACAAGTTAGTTCTCTAGATTACGCTGATATCAGAGCTGCTCTGGTTGAATATTTGAGGCGTAATACCGATTTTACTGATTATGATTTTGAAGGATCAACCCTGTCATCAGTGGTTGATCTTTTGGCGTACAATACCTATTACACTGCCTTCAATACAACGATGGCAGCTAATGAAAATTTCTTATCATCAGCATCATTAAGAGATAATATTGTAAGAATTGCGAAACAGTTAGGGTATACTGCAAAATCCAGAACTTCATCCACTGCTGTTGTAGAGTTAAAAGTTGATTTTAGTTCTGTTGCCGCAATTGACCAAAGATTGGTGCCAAGATTCCTTACGCTGAAGAAGGGGAATTGTTTTATTGCATCAAATGTAGATGCTAGGTCAGAGACATTTCAATTTGCAGTTCTTGAGGACGTTGTAAGTCCTGTTGTCAATAATATTTGCCGTATCAGCAATAGAGATGATGATCGCAATTTAAACATCTTGGAGGGTGTTTACTTAACATTTTCATTTGTTGTAGATGATACAATTCCAAATCAAAAATTCGTAATTCCAACTGGAAATATTGATACTGAGACAATTAGAGTATCAGTGAGAGAAAATGCAAATGCATCTAATAAAGAAGTTTTTGAAAAAGTATCTAATATCTTAGATGTTTCTGCAAATGATCCTGTGTTCTTTGTTCAGGAAATTAATGACAGCAGATATGAGTTAATTTTTGGCGATGGAGTCCTTGGAAAAGCATTAAAGGATGGTCAAGTTATTGAAGTTTCATATTTAACAACATCTGGTCAAACTGCCAATGATATTAAGGATTTTGTATTTTCTGGAGAACTTTATGATGAGAATAGTTCCCGTGTTATAACAGGAGTTAACGTTACAGTAAAAAGTGGTAGTACTGGGGGTGATGATATTGAGTCTGACGAATTGATTAAATCAAATGCTCCTAAATTCTATGCTGCACAGAATAGAGCAGTAACATTAGATGATTATAAGATCATTACACAAAGAATTTACTCTTCAATTGCAGATATTATTGTATATGGTGGTGAAACTGAAGAACCGCCAGAATATGGACGTGTAAAGATTGCTATTAAACCAAAATATAGCGATATTTTGAGTAATTCGACAAAAAATGATATTTTATCAAAATTAAAGAAGTTTACAGTTGCATCTGTAACTCCTATCATTGTTGATCCCTCTGTTGTTGATGTTTTAGTATTATCTAAAATTTTCTATAACCAGACGGAAACAAATTTAACTCAAGAGCAACTTAGAAATTTAGTTATTGATAATCTGACTCAATATGATGAATCTGCAAATCTTAGTAAATTTGGTGGTGTTATTAGGAAGAGTAAAGTTACTACAGTAGTTGATTCTGCTCAGCAATCTATTACTGGAAACAATACTGAGTTTCGTCTTAGAAAAAAACTAGTTCCTGCACTTAGTGCTAAAGCTCAATATCTTCTGTGTTATGTAAATTCATTTGCAAAATTTTGCGATGGCACACCTACGATTACCAGTACTAAATTTAGAATTAGTGGGTATGATAACATTGATGTATATCTTGAAGATACAGAGGATGGAGTTTTAAGAATATATACTATTGACTCAATTACTGCAAGTAAAGTAGTCCTGATTGATGATGTTGGCAATGTTAATTATGATGAAGGAAAGGTGCTAATTAACCAACTTCAAATTATCAGTGGTAGTGATGCTGATAACAATATTTACATTACTGCTGTTCCTAAAAATGATGATATCTTTGCAGTTCGTGAGGTTTATTTAAATCTTGCATTATCAGATAGTACTTTCTCAATGTTCAAAGAAGTAGCGTAAAATGAATTTTAATAAGTTAACAATATCAGATTTAGTTGATCAGCAACTACCAAGTTTCATTGTTGATGAGTTTCCTACTTTTGTAAAATTCTTTGAAGAGTATTATAAGTCATTAGAAGTATCTGGTGGTGTTCTGGATATTCAGAATAATTTTCTGGAATATTCTAATGTTGACAACCTGAGAAAGTTTAATCTAGTTAAAACTTATAAATTAGAATCTGCAATTGATGATAGTGCTACTTCCATTGTTGTAGATAAAATTGATGGTCTCTCTACTGATGGTGGTGTTATTGGAATTGGTAGTGAGATTATTCAGTACGAATCTGTAAATATTTCAACAAGAACTCTTACTGGATGTAAGAGAGGGTTTACTGCGACTACAACATTTGATAATCAGAAGACTACGGTTCAGACTAGCACTGCTCAAAGTCATGCTGCTGATGCTGTTGTAACAAATTATTCAAATTTAATTCTCTTCTTTGTCCTAAAGAACTACGAAGAGCAATATCTTGCTGGATTCCCACATGAAAATATTTCGGATCAGATTGGCAAAGATACACTGATCAGAAATATCAAAGACTTCTACAGTTATAAAGGAACAGATCTTTCTGTTGAATTCCTTTTTAGAGCATTATTTGATGAAGAAATTACTATTCGCTATCCAAAAGATAGAGTAATCAAAGCTTCATATTCTGATTTTACTGTTGATGATATTATTAAAGTTGAAGCAATTCAGGGAAATCCGTATGATTTGGTCGGTGCTCAAGTTAGACAAACTGATGCTAGTGGTGTCATTCAAGCAACTGCTATTATTGATGATCTATTAATCAATAATATCTCAAACTATTCTTCTGGTTCTAAAAATATCTATGAAGTTAGATTGAATGTACTAGACTCACAACCATTTGATATCCCACAAGAATCTATTCTTAGAAGTAATATTTCTGCCACAGATACGGTAATTACTGTTGATAGTACTCTTAGTTTTCCAAAATCAAATGGTGTAATTGAGATTGATGGAGAGTTTATTACATATAGAACCAAAACCTTCAATCAGTTTATTGATTGTGGTAGAGGAGTATATGGAACTAACGCTGCAGCACATTTTATTAATCAAGAAGTTCGTACTACTGAATATATTTTTGGATATCCTCCAGGTAAAACTGAAGTGGAAGATCAGATAAGATTGAAAGTTCTTGGAGTTCTCTCTGAAGTTGATATTATAGATGGTTCCAATTATTTTGAAGATGGTGAAAGAATTACACTGTCTCAAGATGGTGCCTCGGATTCTAGACCACAGTTTACTAGTTGGATACTAAATGAGGTTGGGACTCGTTCATCTAGTTCTGATGTTCAAATTAATAATGCGGTAAAAGACATCCCCACTGAAGTTTTTGCTGTTTTTAAAGATTCAAAGTATGCTTATGTAACAAGTGCAGGACTTCCTGGACACCCAATTGGTGGTTTTACTGGAACTGGATTTGATATCAGAAATCAAAATATTCTTAAGTCATTTCCATTAGTTCAAGAAAAAAATACACAAGTTCAAACCGTTGGAAGCAAACCCGTTGGTTTATTCGTCAATGGTGTTGAAGCATTTAGTCCTAAAGACTATGAGGAAGTTGCTTTCGGACCAATTGACAGTGTGAGTATTGCACAATCTGGTTTTGGATTTGAGGAGAACATTCAACCAATTTTCAGAGTAAAAAATGCTACTGGAAACGGAGCTACTTTTAACGCAGATATTGTAGATGGCAAAGTTACAAATATTTCTGTAGTCAATGGTGGATCTGATTATACGTCAGATCATGAACTTGAAGTAACTTATGGTTTTAATGCAACAGCATCAGTTACTCAAGATGCTCATCTCAGAAATGGTGAAATTAAAACTATTACAGTTGCTTCTGGTGGACAGGATTATGTTGCCACTCCAAACGTAGAAATTACTGATACCTCTGGGAGAGGTAAAGGTGCGTTTGCTATTGCCGAGGTAACAAATAATCAAGTTACTGGAATTATCGTTCTTAATGGTGGTACTGATTATACAGATAGAAGCACAATCCAAGTAAGAATTGTATCAAAAGGTTCTGGAGTTTTTGCTACTGCTAATGTCAAAAAATGGTCTTTTGACAGAGTATTTAAGACAAAATATTTTTTAGATGCCAATGAAAATTGGATTCCTGCAACACAAGTAAGATCTGATCTCGGAAATGGATACTTATATGCAAGTAGAAATGCTGCGTATGCATTACAATATGGATATGCACAAAATCCAAAGATTTTAAGAAGTGAATTAGTAGATAATGTTTTAGGTGTCAGTAATGACTATGGAGAGAAACCTTCTGGATATGTCCATTCTCCTATTCTAGGTTGGGCGTATGATGGAAATCCAATTTATGGTCCATATGGTTATAGTAATCCTGTAAATGAGAATAGTCCGATTACTAGACAAACATCTTCATATGCCCTAAAATCTTCTGTTTCAGCAACCAGACCAAATACAACAAAATACCCCTTAGGTGCTTTTGTAGATGACTATGAGTTTGTCCAGGGTAATGGAACGTTAGATTTTAATAATGGTCGTTTTTGTAAAACACCAGAGTATCCTGATGGTAGATATTGTTATTTTCTAACAGTAAACAGTTTTGGGTCAGGTGTTTATCCATATATTGTTGGTGAAAGTTTTCAATCAGTCCCTGCTCAAAATAATTACAATCTTGAATTTGATCAAAGTAATGATTCTAATATTCCTACAGGAGCAAGAAGAATTAGAACATCAAATACTCCTTCCAAAGGATTTGATGCATCTTTAGTAGTTGGAAGTGTTGAGAGGGGATCTGTAGATTCATTTACTGTAACAGAATCTGGAAATACCTTCAAAAATAACGATTTTTTATATATTGATAACACAGATACAGAAGGATCTAGACTTTTTGGAAGAGTTTTTGAAGTCAATGGAAAAAATGTTCCTAGAGTTTCATATCAAGTTGTTCCAGGGCAGTCTATACCTACTACAAACGGTATTCCAACAGCACCGTGGCCGATTGATGTTAGTGCCCCTCAATATATGGGCACAAAATTTGCAGTTACTGCAGAAACCTCAGAACCACACGGTCTCTCTGAGAATGATTTAGTAACTTTATCATTAGATTTAGATAATGTCAATATTACCAAAAACTTCAAGGTAAGAGTATCTGATTATCAAACAATTACTTACAATAAACCATCAGTCACCTCAAGATTGGTTGCTAATGTTGCTTTTAATTCAGTTAACATCAATATTTACACTCCTGATGCAGCATTATTCAGAGAAAACGATTATATTAAAATTAATGATGAAATTTTAAAAATTACAGCAATTGATACAAATTCTGGTCAACTTACGGTTGATAGAAATCAATTTTCAACTCCTCTAAGATTACATGCTACAACAAATACAGTAACCTTACATATTCCAGATGATCAACCAGATTATAGAATTGCTGTTGGTGATGCAATTACTAGTCCAGGTGTTGCTGGTGTAGTTTATCAAATTGATAAAGTAAACTCAAAAATTGATGTAAGAGTAACTTCAGGAACTATTACAAATTCTATTAATATTCCTGATACATCAACACCAACTGGTAGACCAATAGATATTGCTGATGTAACAGGAAAAAGTGTATATTGGGAAATTGATCCTACAGGAACAGGAAATTATTATGCGAGAGATCTTCAGTTTAGATTTATTAGAGGAAGTAAATATGTATTTGATCTTAGTGATGGATCTAACCTGAATCATAATCTGATTTTCTCCGAAGACTCTTCTAATGTTAATACATTGGCGAATGTCACATATGTTGGAACACCAGGAACTCCAGGTGCATCAGCAACTATTGAAAAAGTAGCTCTGTTGGATACTAATGTATCAAGAGTATATTATTATGATGAAAAGAACGGAGTTCTTAATAATAAAAAATATTTTAGTGTTCTTTTACTTCCCGCAGGAACACAAAATGTCAAGATCGTAGATTCTACTAGGTTCCAATTTTTTGCTCCATTCCAACCAGAAGTGACTGAGTGGTTAAACTTAGTTTCATATAAAACTACATCATTGACATCAACTGGATCAATCTCAAGTATTTCTGTAATTGATGGTGGTGAGGGATATAAAAAACTTCCTAAAATTGAAGGAGTTACGCATAGTTTATTAGATGATTTTAGAGGTGAATTGACATTAATTTCTGGATCGGTCTCTTCTGTTATCGTGTTAAACGGTGGATCTAGATATTCCGCATCAACTAAAATATTCATCAATACTACTACTGGATCTGGTGCAAAATTAACGCCTGTTATTGTCAATGAAAGAATTATTTCAGTAACAATAGATGATCCTGGGGATGGTTATGCAGAGACTGATACAATCACTGCTGTGGATACTGATGCAAAAATTTACGCTGAAGGTACTGACATTGGTAAAGTTAAGACTGTTAGGTTTAATAATAATGGTAGTCAATTTACTTCTGATAGAACCCTTAGTAAATCATTACTATTCAATAAAAAAGTTATTGTTAAGGGTTTAGGAAGCAACACTTATAAGTTAGCAGAAGTCGTAACAACAACTGGTGGATTTGAGGGTAAAGTTCAGGAAATTAAATTAATTGGAAATGAAATTTATTTATTAAATCTTCTTGTTGTTAGAGGAGAGTTAAAAACAGGTGATGTATTGAGTGGTCAAATTAATCAGTATACATCTACAGTTGAATATGTAACTAATCCAGATATTGTCGGTTTAGTCAACTCTTTTATCGGCAAAGTCGGTTTTTATGACTCCGATCTTGGTAAGATTAGTTCATCTTCTCAAAAAATTACTGATAGTAACTATTTCCAAGATTTCTCCTATGTTATTAGAAGTACAAGAAGTTTAAGTGACTATAAGCAATATGTTGATGAAACTACTCATCCACTTGGATTTAAATTATTTGGCGAAGTTGCAGTTGAAAATGATGTAGATTTTGAAGATACTGTAACTGGACAACCATTTAGTATTGGTCTTGCTGACAATGCAAATGCAAATGAAGTTATCATTCAACTTCCAGATATCAATGTAGAATCTGATATTGTACTTAAAAAATATGAAGTTTCAACAATAAGAACTGCTAATATCAAAGCTTATGGAGGATCTGGCGCTGCTAGACTGAACTTCTTAGATAACCAAATTGAATCCACAAAGATGGCAGATATTTCTGCTGACTTTGATGGAGCTAGAGCAGTATTTTCATTGTCTACTAATGACGGAAATTTCCCAACAGATACTTCAAACACATCTGTTATGATTGCTTTAAATGAGGTATTCCAAGAACCATATCAAACACAAAATATCACTGGCATTTCATATGACGCTGGTATGATGACTGTTACTACTGATGGTGACCATGGATTAGCAGTTACTGTTAGTGGAACGACTTATCCTGATCAAAAGTATGTTCATATTTCTGGTGTAACAAATTCTGTTGCAAATGTCAATTTTAATGACAAATTTGAAATTTATGATGTTCCAACATCAAATAGTTTCAGAGCAACAATTAATAACCCCAATGGAACTCTGACTAATAATGATCCAGCAGTTTGTGCTGATGTTCAATCAACAATTGATAATTTAACAACAATTCTTACATATTATACTGCAAATCCATCTGCAACGCGACCCATTAGAAATGTTGGTATTTGGACAGATCCCACCAAAGGACCAGTTAGTGCCAATAGACATAGAGATGGTGCCAACTTAATTAATGCTAATAAGTTTGAGATTATTGATAGAGCAAATGCCGAAATTTCTCTACAGCATCCCGATTTCTACTATCCTAATGATCCTCAGACCAACGGATATAGCAGATATAGAGATGCTTACCGTCTGATCATGACCAACCGTAAGGAATTGGTTGACAGAGGTGCCGCTCAGATCGCCGTAGACTATCCTGATTTCGTTTATCCAGGGGATCCCGCAACCGCGAGTGATTATCGCTTTAAGGACGCTTATAGACTCATTCAGCAGAACAGACAGGAGATTATTGATAACGCTTGGACCACCATGCAGGCAGGATCAAATACTGCTGATCCCGCAGTGGAGACCAAGTGTAAGCGTGACATCGGATTGTTCATTGATTATACATCACTAGATCTTGTTAACGGTGGTAATGAGTATGCTCGTAAGTTTGCCCTTCAGTATTTTGATGATCAGGGCAATCCTCTTACTAATGGTTTACTTGGTGAAGAGTTAGCATCAAATGATGCTTTCAATGCTGCTAAGGACAACATGATCCTGGCATTCACAAATCAACTGACAGTTACCGATAGCACGATCACTCCTGATCCTGCTGGTGCTCCTTTGTGTGCTAACGTAACCTCTGCGATCACAACTCTTACAGGTATTGTTACTGCTGCTATTGCTGCAGGATCTACTGCTGGTCTTCCTACTGAGACTATCGGATCTGATAGAACTGGCGAAGCGAAGTGCAAGCGTGATCTTGGACTTTTTGTTGACGCCATGGCATTGGATGTTCACACTGGAGGTAACGTTTATGCTCGTAAGTTCCTCAAGCAATACTTCAACGCTGCTGGAACATCATTCACTACTAATGGTCTTGATGGTGAAATTCTTCAGTCTGTCACCGCATTTGAAAAAGTTAGAGATTTAATGAAGGAAGCAATTGTTAATCAGTTGCTTGTAAAGGATCTTACAATTACCGCTGCTAATGCAAACTATTGGGGAACCGCTGTCGGAACACCAACAAACGTTACTTATGACGCAAATACAGGTATTTCTGTAATTACTATTGCTAATCACGGACTCAGCAATGGCGACGATGTTGTAATTAAATCCAACGGCATTACTATGACATGTTCAATGGATGGTAATGTTGCTGAGAAGTCTTATCCAAGACTTGCTGATGGAAATCATGAGCAATCTTTGGCAGTTTCCAACGTAACTACAGATACTTTTGAGATTAACGTTGGTACATCACCAAGAGTAAATCATCAGGTTTCTAGTGCAACTTATGATCCTGTTTCTGGTGATGTTACGATGGACATCGGCGCACATTCACTGCGTGCAGGGACATCAATCAAACTGAGAGATGAGGCATTAACGTTTACATGTGCATATGATAATTATGCTACCGAACATTCATATCCTAAGACAACTATACTCAGTAAAACAATTGAGACCGCTGATTATAATCCATCTACAGGTGTTCTTACTGTCACGGTAGAAGATCATGGTTGGGAGAATGGTGATTTTATTAAATTTGATGATGATTCTTTGGTATTTACATGTGCTAGAGATAACAATCAAACTGAACATGCTTATCCTCGCTCCACAGATCCCGTGAGTGGTAAGTGGTTGCCCATCTTTGATGTCTACTATGACACTTTCAAAGTTAAGGTTGGAGTTTCTTCCGACACTTCGGCACATACATTTGTTCGCTCTGTTGCCGATGGTCTGAAGAAGAAAAAGGATAAAACATTTGACACTGCCGTTCCCATTGTAACGAAGACCGCAACTACAATTACAATTAATGTTGGTAGTTCCACTGATACTTCTACACATATATTTGTATCTGCTCTCAGTGACGCTGTAATCTCTGGTGGTGATTATTCACATACTTTTGTTAGAGCAGCGACTGATGCAATCGTAAGACCTGTTGTTAATTCTCCTGTTGCAAATAACAGCAATGGGGCATGTGCAGATGTTCAAAGTAACATTGACAACCTTGTTAGCATTGTAACTACATATCTCAATCAGGGATCTCTAGTAACACCATTGGCACTCCCGATTGAATCTATGCGTGTTCCTTCCTTCGGAGAAGGTAAGTGTAAGCGAGATCTTGGAATTATTGTTGATGCAATTATCGCTGATATGAGATCTGGCGGTAACTCTAATATTCTTGATGCCACAGATCGTTATATTGACGGAACTGCTCTGCTTACCAATGGTATTGCAGGTGAACTTGCAGAATCTACAACAGCATTCAATAAAGCGCGTGATATGGCAAAACTTGCCATTGCAAACCAGTTGTACAATAAAGATTTCACTATTTTACCTGATTTCCTTACAACATCAGGCACTCTTGATTCCGCCGATGTTACTAATGCTCTTTATACAGAAGGTCAATATGAATATAATAATTCTAGCGTAACATTCTACGAAAAACCAAAAACAGGAACTACATTCTATTCAACATTTTTCAAATTTATTGATGGTGCTGATGATGCAAGATATTCCTATAAAATCAAAGATATTCTCTTTGATGGTACAACTAAAACATATGATCTTCTTAAGAAAAATGGGACAAATGTTGTAACTGAGGCAGACGAAAATCTATTGATATTTGTTGATGGTGTCATGCAAATTTATGGCGAATCTTACACAATTAATAGATCAGTAAATCCAAATCAAATTATATTTACTGAGGCATTTGAGAGAGAAAGACATTTCTTCGGTTATACTTTTAGTAAATATAAAATTTTAAATAACTTCTCACATCTTTTAGATGGTAGTAGAAAATCCTTTGAATTGCAGTTTGGTGATGATAATATTATTCCTCCTGATGTACATCAAATTTTAGTATTACTTGATGGTGTTCCTCAGTCAGAAGGAGTTTCATATAATATTACTGATAACGTCCTTACTTTTAAGGAAGCACCTCAAGTAGGAAAGAATTGTCATTGTCTCTATTTCTATGGGAAGACATTTGACAAAACAATTTCTATCTGGAATGGCAATGTATTTGAGAATCTTGAATACATTGGACGTAATAGTCCAGACGGATGTCGCTATCTTAATAAGGTAGCAAATACAGGTGATATTATTCAACCAGGGGATCTTATCAAGATTGATGGTGAAACACCAAAAGAAATTATCAGAATTGATGAGAAGGCACTTGAAAATACTGACAATTTGCTTTACACCGCATTTGTATATACTGATAACGCATATATTCGTGGTAAAAATGCTGTTGCTAATGCAGTCGTAACTGGTGTAACTGTGTCTGACGGCAACACTGTTGGTATTGAAAATACTGTGGGTATTAGTGATACTATGGGTATTCCTCCAGTATTTGATTATCAAGTCACTGGTGTTAACATTACAAACCCTGGTCTTGAGTATGATGTTGCTCCAGAAGTTCTATTTAAAGTTACCTGTGATAATCCTGGAACGGGTGCTGAAGCATATGCTGAAATTACTAACGGTAAAGTAACTAATGTTGTAATTACAAATCCTGGATCTGGTTATACTGCTGCCCCTGAATTGATTTTTGCTAAAAAGTATGAAATTGTTAGACCACATACACCATTGTTCTTCAAAAAAGATATTGTTGTTGACTACACTGCTGAAGGTGGTAACGCTGGTCTTGGATTCGGTGTAGTTGATCAGAGTGAAGTTGAAGATCTTCGTCCTCTGGTTGTTTCGCAGATCAGTGCAGAAAGAACTACTCATGTTCAAACTCAACTTCATAATGCAGACAGAACTAATGAACCTGGACTTGCACACAACTTGAATACATTTGATCAAATTAAGTTCCAGTTTGAACCACAAGAACTTAATGATCCTCTTGCAAATTACCTTGGAACTGGAGTCACAATTGAGCATATGACTCGTTATGCTCCAAATATTACGATTGGAGACTTTACTACGCACGCAGGCGTTGCATACGGTTCTGCTGGTGGTGTTATTATCAACATTCCAACAGATGCCTATGTTTCATACGGTCTCACACTCAATGGTGCTATCAATGACACAGTTACTACTGTTACAGTAACTGGTGATGTTTCCAACTTCCCACCTTCGGGATATTTAGAATTTGGTGATGAGATTATGGAATATACATCAATCTCTGGTCAAGACTTCACAGTTGTCAGAGGTTCTAAGTCTACAACAGCAACTGCACACGCAGATGGTGATTATTTAAGACTCGCTTGGCGAGGGTGATAAATATAAATAACACAAGGAAAACCGTAAACCACTTATAGAAATGCCAGCTTTAATTTCTGAACAATTTAGGATTCATAATGCTCAACAGTTTGAGGAAGCATTTTCTGAGACGGCTGCCACTAATATGTACTTCTTCATGGGTAGACCCCAAACTTGGGACACCGCTGCTGTAGCTGGCGCTCTCTCATATGTTGGTCAACCTGCAGGTAGTCAGCATAGTGGATCATATCTTGCTGCTCCAAACGAAAACAATCCTCCCACTCCAATTGATAGCTTCAACTACGAGAAGGAAATCTTTGATGACATGATTTCTCTCAAGAGAATTCAATCATCAGATGTAAGATTAGTAGTCCCCAGACACAATTGGACATCTGGAGTTACATACTCCATGTATCGTTCTAACTATAGTGCTGATTTCAAAGCAAATTCAGCAGGAGAAAATGCTCCTCACCTGTATAGCGGCAAATATTATGTTGTAAGTGATTACAAGGTTTATAAGTGTATCTACAACGGTTCTTCTCCTGCCAACCCCAACGGAACTGCTTCTACAGTTGCACCTAGTGGAACTGGAACAACCATCTTTAGCACTGCTGATGGTTATAGATGGAAGTTCCTTTATAGCATTGGTACAGATGATGTAATCAAGTTCTTTACTACTTCTTACATTCCTGTTCCTGCTGCATGGGGTGTGGGATCTGCTGGCGATCCTACTAATGGTGTTGATGTAAAAGCAGCAGCAGTTGATGGTGCTATCGACACCGTAATTATTAATAATGGTGGTACTGGATATACTGACAATAATGTCACTGGATACACTAATGTTCCCATTCGTGGAGATTGGGCAAAAAATGGTGGAACTCAAGCACTTGCCACAGTCAAAGTTACTAGTGGTGCTGTCAGTGAGGTAACAGTCACAACTCCTGGTTCTGGATATACTTACGGTTATATCAATGTCAATGCCACTGAAATTTCTGGTATTGGTGCTCCTGGAACCACTGCTGTTCTGGAAGTAGTCGTTCCTCCTTCAGGTGGACATGGATATAACATCAATAAAGAACTTGGCACTAAGCGTGTCATGATTAACTCCAGAGTTCAGTATGACGAGAACCTTGAGTTCCCAGTTGACACTGATTTCAGAAGAATTGGTGTTCTTCGCGACCCAGAACAAACAGGTGGTGGACTTGCAACAGCTTCTACATATAATGCCCTTGTAGCAGTTAAATTTCCTTCAGCAACAGTTGCATCATTCAATATTGATGAAATTGTAACTCAAGCAACTACAAATGCCAAAGGCAAAGTTGTCTCATGGGATTCAAGCACCAAGATTTTGAAACTCTATCAGAGTTCTTATGAGCACATTATTGATGGTGATACCAAAGGAGATCTTCCTGCCTTCTCGGGCGGTAATGCAATTACAGGTGCAGATTCTGGATCAGTTGAGACTCCAGAAACGACTTATAGTCTTACAACTTCTAATCTAACTTTCACTAACGGTTACGCTGATACTGAAATTAAGAAGTATACTGGTGATATCATTTATGTTGAAAACAGAAGAACAGTTTCTCGTTCAATTGATCAGATTGAAGACGTAAAACTGGTCGTAGAATTCTGATATATATCATATAAGATCAAAACAACATTCTAGTCTAGTAATATGCCCCAGAGTACTAACTTAAATAAAGCTCCTTATTTTGACGATTTTGATCCCAACAGCGAATTTTACAGAGTTCTCTTCAGACCTGGATATTCTATCCAATCTAGAGAACTCACTACGCTGCAATCAATTTTACAAAATCAAGTAGAAAGTCTTGCTAAGTCAAATTTCAAGCAAGGTTCTATTGTAGTACCTGGGGAACTTATTGTAGACAGGCAATATAATTATGTAAAGGTCAGTTCTTTTACAAACAATTTGTTAATTACCGATTACATCGGTAAAAAGATGACTGGCAATAGTTCTGGTATTGTCGCTACTGTTGTTAATGCTGTTGAATCGACAACAACTGATAGTGCAACGTTATTCGTCAAGTACGAAAGTTCTGGAACAACTAATACTGCATTAACTTTTTCAGAAGGAGAGACAATTACTGCTAGTTCTCCTGGATCTCCCACAGCAATTGTTGGAGTTAGTGGAAATGTGAAACCAACTACCTCCAATGCGATGGGGTTTGGTACGGCAGTTACTGTAAACGAAGGTATATATTTTATTAATGGGTCTTTAGTTAAGACCGATTCACAGACAATTATTCTCGAAAAATATAATAATACTCCAACTTATAAAGTTGGTTTCATTGTATCTGAACAACTGACAACTCCCGAGGAAGATCTTTCACTTCTTGATAACGCACAGGGATATTCTAACTTCGCTGCTCCTGGAGCACATAGACTCAAGATTGGACTTACATTAGTTTCAAGGCCAATTGATGCACCTGATCAAAGAGATTTTGTTCAGTTACTCCAAATTAGAAATGGTATTGCTACTGCAACTGTAGAAGTATCTAATACCAATGGTCTTATCGAAGATATTCTTGCAAGAAGAACATTCGATGAGTCTGGAGATTATGTAGTCAGAGAGTTTTTACTTAGTCTTAAAGAGAGTCTCGCAAGTATTAATAATAATGGTGTGTATACTGCCAGTCAAGGAGGTTCTGCTGATAAATTCGTAGCAGTTATTGAGCCAGGCAAGGCATATGTCAAAGGATATGAAATTGAAACAACCTCAACTAGATATATTCAAATTGATAAAGCTAGAGATACACAAACACAAGAAAATAATTCAATTAGTGCGTCAGAAGGATCTAATTATACGGTAAAGAATTTACGTTCATTCCCCGATGTTGAAAGTAGATCAGAAAATGTTACTGGTTTGGGTCTTGTTAGTACAAATGCAAATCAAGAGGTAATCTTGTATGACAGACATACAGATACTGAATTTGGTGATACCACAAAAAATCTTAGTGCTACTCCACCAGAAACTGACAAATATTTTGTTTTCACACTTTCAAATCTCTCTTCAACTACAAACCCAGTAACTGCTGGCGGCGGCAGCACGGATTGGAGTTTATCAGGTCAAACTGGCACTGTTTTTGCTTATCACATTAACGAATCACAGGACAAAGCTGTTATGGTGTGTAAACGCACCACTGGTAGTGGCGCATTTTTTATTGGTGGGACTATGCAGCTGGCCGGTGGATCAGTCACGGGAACTGCGATGTCGGCAGAAATAGTCACAACTCCTAAGATTGGAATTGGTAAAACGAGATCTTTTACATATCTTAGCGGAAATTCATCAAACGGTGCATATAATAAAGATTGTTTGTTTAGACATGGTTTATTTGGTTTAGAGTATTTTGTAAGAATTAAATGTAAAGATCCAGTGAACTTCACTGAAGGTAAATTTATCACTGGACAAACTAGTGGTGCTAGAGGTATTGTAGAGGATATTGATACAGGGGATAAAGAATTAATTCTTTCTAGAGTTCTTGGAGAGTTTGTAGAAGGAGAAACCCTTGTATCTGAACAAGATGGTGCATCAACTCCTTTCAACTTTGTTGAAACAGAAGGAACTATTTCAGAATTTAAAATTCAAAATTTTGGATCATCATATAATACCGCTGCTGATATCACTGCCATTAATATTAACGGCGTAAATCAACTTACTGCAATCGGCACATCAAATATTACTGTAACAAGTAACGAACTCAGAGTTATTACACTTAGCGATGAAGCGCGAGAGACAATTGGTAAATTCAATACAGCTCCTGAAATTGAAATTGTTGGAGCAGGTACTGGAGCTGTAGTTACTCCTGTAATGAACTATAAAAATATAGTAACCTATAATTCATCTTTTGTTAAAAGTTTCTATGGGACTACTACGAGTAACGCTTTTGCTGGTGACATTGCTTCAGTAGAATCATCATTTGCTATTGCAGGTGGAGCAACTTTCAGTGCTAGTGAAGGCGATTATTTCATTACTGCAGATAACCTCGGAACGAGACCAGATCTTGATTTAGTTGATGGCGATATTATTTCTGTTATTGATAATGGTGGACGCAATAGAAAATATATTGTCAAATTTGCGTGTATTGACGGAACTGCTACCACAGCAAGAATTTTTGTATATGGTGAAGTATTATCTACTTTCACTACCAAGAGTATTCAGAGAAAGCGTTCTAAGTTGTCTGGAGTCGCCTCTAATACACTTTTATATCCACTCCCTAATAAAAACGTTAAGACTCAAGTCTTAGACCCCAATAACACCAATATTAATTATACTGTAGCTAGAGAATTTTTAGGTAATTTTGACTCTAACTCCTTAGCGACTGTAAGTGTTGGAACTAATGAGCAGTTCCTCGCATATTCTGCTGGTGATTATGTTATGTCTAATCCAACCAACGGAAATCTTCTTGATATTTCTGGAAAGGTTACAGTAGGTGCTAATGGTTCAAGCATCAACATTGATATGAGTAGTTTTACTGGGTTTGCAAATACACCATTTAAACTTATTGCTCCTGTAAGAAAAACTGACACTTCACCGAAAACTAAAGTTCTCAAATCTGATGTAGAGTCAAGTATTGCAACTGGAGTTGGTGATCCCGTAATTCCTCTTGAGTATGCTGATGGTTATCAACTGAAAGCAGTTTATATGTCATCAACAACACAACCTGCAACTAATGCTGATGTTGAGATTACTGATAGATTTACATTTGACGGTGGTCAAAGAGATACGCATTATGATCTTGCAAGACTTATTTTAAAACCAGGCGAAATTGCACCAACAAATCAACTATTAGTTGTTTATGATTATTTTGATCATATTGGTGGTATCGGCACTGGTAATGCTGGTAGTGGTTATTTTACTGTTGACTCTTATACTGGAATTGATTATGCGGACATTCCTAATTTTGATTCCTCAGTATATGGAAAAATTTCTCTGAGAGATGTTGTTGATTTCAGACCAAGAGTATCTGATTATACTGGTGTTAGCACAGCAACAGTTCTTCCTGGATATAGTGATGCAAAAACGATTGATGCCCTGAAATTTAATGGAACAGGATCATCTTCTGCACCTCTACCTATTTCTGGAACCGCATTTGATTCTAGTTATGAATTCTATTTGAATAGAATTGATTCAATTTATATTTCTAAATCTGGTAAATTTGTTGTTGCTAAGGGAACTCCTTCTCTTAATCCACAAGTTCCAGAGGAAATTTCTGATGGAATTTTATTGTATCATGTAAATATTCCAGCATATACTTATAAGTTATCTGATATTACTACCAAGAGTTTTGATAATCGCCGCTTTACAATGCGCGATATCGGTAAACTTGAGAAGAGAATTGAAAAACTTGAATATTATACTGTACTGAGTCTCCTTGAGCAGGATACATTCAACACCCAGGTCAGAGATGAATTTGGAAATGATAGATTCAAAAATGGTATTCTTGTAGATAATTTTGAAGGTCATGGAGTAGGAAATAGTTCATCTATAGACTATAAGTGTTCCATTGACACACAAACTGGTGTTCTTAGACCAAGTTTTGCTTCTTCTCAAACTAAACTTGAAGAGAGTAATATCACTGATTCACAAAGAACCGCAAGTGGATATACTAAGAGTGATGATTTAATTACACTTCCATTTACTGAGCAGAGCACTGTAGAAAATAAGTATTCAACAAAAACTATCACCCTGAATAAAGGTAAGACATCCAAGTATTCTGGGATGATGACGTTAGATCCTGATATTGATGAATGGAAAGATACTACATCATCTCCCGAATTAATTGTTAATGAAAATTCAGTATTTGATGTTATTAAAAATGATAATAATGTTTGGGGTAGTCTTTGGAATGAATGGCAAATTTCTTGGACTGGAACTCCAACATATACACTGAATAATTCTACTAATACTACTAGTTCACAATTTGCTGGTGATCCTAATTTAGTAATTAAAGGAAAAACTAGAACCAGGAGTAGAAATGGTACACAAAACAGACTGACACCTTATGGTGCATCTTCTGCCGACAAAGGTCAAAGAGTTGTATCTAAACCATATGTTCCTTACATTAGAACTAAACTTGTAAAATTTGTTGCAAAAGGTCTTGAACCAGATACTCAACTTTATGCTTTCTTTGATGGCATTAGTGTTTCTTCGTGGGTTAACCCAGATGATGTTACTAGTACGACCACTCCATTTACTGGAAAGGCTGGTTATGCTGAGAAAGGTTTTGGTGAAAAAATTGTTACAGATAGCAAGGGTAATATCAGTGGTTTCTTCTTGATTCCAAATGGATTTGCACCCAGAAAAGGAAGGAAGACTTTGGACCTTACCAATTCTCCCAATTCATTCTATGATAATGCTAGTACTAAGAGATCTTTTGTTGCTGGTACTAAATCACTAAGATTAAGTTCTAGTTCTACCAACTCTAGTAATTCTGGTAATGTAGTTACGTTTGCCGAAGCAGTATATACTGTAAGTGGTCTTCCTGATACATCTACTACATCAATTCAATCCACAAGAGTCCCCTATATCAACAGAAGATCTACCACAAACTCTGACACAGTTCAATATGTTGGAAGTTCTTTGGTCAATGTAAATCAAACTGGTTTATTGGATCCCGTCGCACAAACCTTTAAGGTTTCTGGATTTGATGGAGGAATGTTTGCATCGAGTGTAGATCTATACTTCAAAACTAAGCAGACTCCTTCAGACACCGATACTGATAGACCAGTAACAGTTTATTTGGTTGATACTAATGGTGGATTACCGACTAGAAATGTAGTTCCATTTAGTGAATCTACACTCGAATCTGATACTCAACTCAGAATCAAGATTAATACAAATGTTCCAGCTGGTGAAACTATCAAAAAAGGAGAAACTATCAAAGGAACAACATCAGGAGCATCAGGAACAGTTAAAGCAGATTTGACAGTTACTGCAACTGATACTAGGTATAATTTAATTCTTTCAAATCATAACGGAAAAGAATTTATCCCAGGAGAGGCATTTACTGTAGATAGAGCTCCTGCTATTTCTACAACAACATTTAATATTGATGAAGATTCTGGTGTTGTTGATAGAATTAAAGTAACATCATTTGGATCTGGTTATGACAGTACCACAACATCAGTCAATGTTTTTGGCGAGAATGGCGGAACATTTGGTGAAAATGCCACTGCTACTGCCAAAATTTATAATGGAAAAATTTATGAAGTTGAACTGTCAAATAGAGGTTCAAATTACTATACCGCTCCTAATGTCACTATCAATGGTGGTGACGGACAAGCAACGGCAACAGCATTTATCAGGATGACTAATCCTGCTGTTAGAATGGGAATTTCAACCTCGTCTGATGGCAACACAAAGACTAGATTTAGGTTCCCATCACCAGTATACCTCCAAAATGATTTAACATATGCATTTGTAGTTACATCTTCATCACCTGATTATGAAATTTACAGTGCTAAGATTGGAGACAAACTTACTGGAAGTTCTGTTATTGCATCTGCCCAATCTAATGTAGGGTCTTTATTCAAATCCCAAAATTCCACAGCATGGTCTGAAGATTCTGCAGAAGCAATTAAATTTAATGTAAATAGATGTTTATTTGAGACTAACTCAACTGCATCAATTGAATTTAAAAATGAAGACCTTGATTTTGCGGACCTTCCAGATAATCCAATCACTGTAGATAATACCGATGGTTCTTCTGCACTCTTTGGAACAAATCAAAAAGTTCTTAGAATCAATCATCCTAACCATGGGATGAAGGAAGGTGATTTTGTCATTATTAAAAATGCTTCGGGGTCTGGAGCAAATAATTCAATTTATGGAATTCCAGTTACATTAATTAATGGTTTCCACTCCGTTCAAAATGTTGGTCTTGATGATTATTGTATCATGATTGATAGTACATTATGGAATGCTGCGAATGTAAACATGACTGGTAGTGGATCTGGTGGTGGTTCTACTGTTATCGCCACAACCAATAAGTTATATCAAATTGCAACACCACAGGTTGCAATGTTAACGTTCCCATCATCAACAGTATCGCAAAACATTAAGACTGCATATGGTAGACCAATTGATTTCCCAGAAACACAAGATGCTAAAGAATATCAAATTTCTCCTACATTTAATGTAAGTCCAAATGATAACTACTACTTTGAAGAATCTAGAATTATTGCTTCATCTGTAAACGAAGTCTATCGCAATCAACCTTCGTTGTTGAATGGTAATAAGTCTGTTACATATACTATTTCAATGAGCACAGACCAAGATAATCTTTCTCCTGTTCTTGATGTCAATCGTTGCAACTTGATTACAGCGGCAACAAGAATGGATAATCCAAAAGGAAATGAAAAAAGATTTGGTGCTATCTCACAAACATTAGTTCTACCAACAACTTCTGATTTTACTGTATCTACAGTTTCCCCTGATACTGTTGAAGCTGGACAATTTACTGTAACTGGTGTATCTGGAGGATCATTTATCAACACAGTCGATAGTGCTAGTAGATTAACTCAATCTGGATCTGGTGCATCTGCTCAAATTGTAAATGTCAATGGTGATATACTTGAATTAATTGATATCACAGGAACGTTCGTTGACGGACAAGATGTATCCCAAGGTGCTGTAAGTGCAACTTTGGCAGGCATTACAATCAAGACTGGTATTGTTATTGGATGGGATTCTGGAACTGGAAATCTTAAAGTTAAACTAATTACAGACAATCTCTTCTCTGTAAATGACAGAATTGATGATACAAATGCGGGAACTTCTCCAGTGACTGCTAGACTTATCAGTGGTGTTTCTAAGAGTAATGGATTCCTTTATGTTGATGAGACTACATTTAATAGTTCTAGTGCTTCTAAGTATATTACAAAAGAAGTAAGTCTTGATAGTCCTGCAACATCTTTGGATTGTAAATTAACAGCTAACTTGTTTAGCAATGAAAATGTCAAGGTCTTATTCAAGATTCGTCCAGATGGAAGTTCCGATAACTTCACTGATATTGGATGGCAGTATTTTAATGGTACTGGACTTTCTGATTTTAATTCAAGTATTACTCCAGAGCAAGGTAAATCATTATCGCCATCTGTTGAGGATATGAATTCTTATCTAGAATATGTTTACACTGCAAACAATTTGAAACCATTCTCAGCATTTGCTATCAAGATTGTGTTTACTGGAAATAATCCAGCACTTGCTCCACGAATTGAAGATCTCCGCGTAATTGCACACTCATGAGTAAAATAAAAGTTGAAGGTCACAGCAACCTCTATCGAGATCCTGATAGTGGTGCT